AGGCATAATTGGCCCGGGTGGTGGTCGAAGGTAGAACTCCATCGATCAGACTTACCTGCAGGACGTACCTTGTACCTGGATTTGGATACGCACGTAATCCGGGACCTGTCTCCGATATTGGATTATGAAGGGGATCTGGTGATGTTTGGAACGCAGTATCCGATTCGTAAAAAACACCGTAATCCTGATTACTGGTTAACTCATCGCGGATTGGTTTGGAAATACCAGGCTTCCGTAATGTTGTTCAATCCTGGTTGTACTGTAGAAGTATATAATGCATTTCGACGCTCTCCTGGCCGATATATGAAGAGGTATCGCAGTGAACAGGATGTAATGGGTGCTTGGATTCCCAATCAGCCGATGTTCCCTGATGAATGGATGACGAAATTAGGGGCCTGTCGGAATGGGTATCCTCCTAAAGGAACTATTATTATTTCAGGGAGGCCAAAAGGGACATCGTTTCGGCATCCTCAATTCGCTCCGTGGCTGGAGCAAATGGCGAGAGGAGGTAAAGCATGTACGTAATATGTTTCTATTGGCAAGGGGATCGTTGGCAGCAAGAAGGGTATTCCAGTGAAGGGCATACCAACAAGCAGCAGATCCATATGAACCGAGCAGGGATGGTATCAGATGAATTACCTGCCCAGTATGTAAACAACCTATACAGAGGGTGACAAAATTTGCTGATCGTCCTTTTAAGTTCGTATGCTTTACCAATGAGCTAATGGAAGTAGACGAAGGAGTAGAGATCCGTCCATTCCCATTGATTACCCGGGCAGGTGTTCTGCCTCGACTATATATGTTCAGTAAAGCAGCAGGGTTGTTTGATCATCAGGTACTATGTTTGGACCTGGATGTTGTGATAGTAGGTTCACTTAAAAAGATAATGGCATACGACGGATTGTTCTGTGCCCGGTCAAAGTTCAAGCGTGGAGAGGAACATAAATTGGATGGAGATATAATGAGTTTCCAAGCCTGCCACCAAACTGATTACCTATTCTGGTATCCTTTTATTAAAGATGTTGAAGCAGCCGAGAAGTTAACCCAAGGGAGGGAAAGGTATTGGATGAGGCATATCGCAGGTCAGTTTGCTGAGCGGTGGGAAAATCGTGCTCCCGGACAGGTGCTGAGTTATAAACGACATATCCGGGGTACAAAACGAATCTCAGAGGAAGCAGCGATTATTTCCTGTCATGGAGTCCCACGCCCACACCAAATAAAAGATGAATGGATAAAACCTTATTGGAATGTGGATTGAAGTAAAAATACCATACGAACCTAAGAACCGATTGGCGGATGCTTATAATCGGGCGATGCGTACTTCAAATGCGCCTTGGGTACTGTTATTGGATCACGATGTGTTCCTGTCACTGAATCCTTATTGGTATAAGATATGCTTGAAAGTTATTGAGAAGGTTCCAGAAGATGTAGCGATGCTTACCTGCGTTACTAATGGGAATGAAGGTCGGGCTCAGGAACCGGATTGTGAGATTAGTAAATCCTCTGACCTTGACATCCATGTGGAGCTGGCCAGAGAAGTGTATTTAAAAAATAAATTTGATGTGCGTTTTACCGATTCAAAATACATGGCGGGATATTTTATGCTGGTTCGGAAATTGGTTTGGAAAACGACCTTGTTCAAAAACCAGAGAAGAGGAGTTAATAAGATAGACCAGGATTTTGCTAATCGGTTAATCGTTCATGGATATCGTATTGGAGTTATGACAGGACTTTATGTTTATCACCGTAAAGGAGTAAGAAAATTAAAATGGAACAAACAACAAGAGATCCCATCCTTATCACAGGATGCGCCCGAAGTGGTACAAGTCTGATCGCAGGCATGATTAATATCTGCGGAGCGTTCGGAGGTGAGATGTCAGGACCTACCCGGAACAATCAACGGGGTATGTTCGAGAATGCCCGGATACGCAATACGATCGTTAAACCTTACCTGAGAAGGGCTGAGTTAGATCCGAAATGCCAGTATCCTTTGCCAGATGTCAACGATATGAAGATACCTACCGATTGGCGTAGGAGAGTAGAAGAGGTAATGAAGGAACAAGGATACAAGGATGGTCCTTGGATGTACAAAGGGGCAAAGATGTGTTTGATGTGGCCCCTGTGGCACTATGCCTTTCCTGATGCTAAATGGATCATCGTACGCCGCAGGTCTGGAGATATTGTAAGGAGCTGCATCCGTACAGGATTTATGACTGCTTTCCATAAGGAGGCAAACTTGAGGGCTGTAGAAGCTCAGACGGAAGAGGAAGGGTGGTTATGGTGGGTGAGGCAACATGAGTTGCGTTTCCAGGAAATGATCAACGAAGGATTGAACTGTAAAATAGTATGGCCACATAGGATGGTTGAAGGTGATTATAAACAGATGATGCAAACTGCAGAATGGTTGGGGCTGGATTGGAATAGTGAGGCGATGTCTTTTATAGATCCTCTGTTGTGGCATGCTAGGAAAGTGAAGGTTTCAAATTAGCGGTTTTAAGCTAGTTAACGGGTAAAGATATATAAGCATATAGGTAATACAGAGAAAACGCAGTACAGACGTTAAAAACAGGGTTAAAACATAAAATATTATGGCAAGAACAACAGCAACAAAGGTATTGGCGATAATGGACAACTGTCAAGTCACCGCAGCAGACATCACGGAATTCTATATTCCGGGGGCAAATGCAGCAATTACAGAAGTATTGGGATCTGATACGACCCTCAGTGCTACCTTGAAAGAACATATCGAACGTTGGTATACTGCCCATATGATAGCCTCCAGTAGACATCGGTCTGTAACGGAACAGAAAGTGGGAGATGTCTGCGCAAGGTATTCCGGGACGTTCAAGGAGTTCCTATCATCTACCCCATACGGACAAATGGTATTGACCTTGGACACTACAGGGAAGATGGCGAACACAGGGAAACGGCAAGCAAGTATTTATGCAGTAAAAAGTTTTGATGACTAATGGGAATAGAAAGCGTATTACATAGGATGTGCCGACAGACGGCTGTTTATTGGGGAGTCCTTGCTGATGATGGTTATGGTGGGAAGATCTACGATAGCCAATACCCAGTCGAGATCCTTTGCAACTGGCAACAGAAAAATCAATTAATCAAGGATACTCAGGGAAAAGAGATCGTAAGCCACACCCAGGTATATGTCCTTGAGGATTTGGAAGTAGAAGGATTTTTGTTCCTAGGAGATTTGGATGATCTGGATTCAGCTGATGAAGAGGATCCGATGAACGCTTCGGATGCTTTCGAGATACAGCGATTCGATAAGATACCGGATGCAAACATACCAACGGAGTTTACACGAAAGGTTTATTTATAATGGTACGATCAGTAAATCCAAATGTCGGTATTAAGGGAATGGATATTGTTTTATCCAATCTTAATAGGGAACTCGCCAAGATGCAAGTTCGTTCGGGGGGAGGGTTGTTAGAGGCGGCGGCTTACATCCGTAGGGATATGGATAAGACCCCTCCGTTGATTCCTATTGCCAAGAAGCGGGGAGGTAAATTGAGGGCAAGTTGGTATGTTACTTCATTTGGTAAAGCTCATAAATTAGGAGTTATAATGGGCTTCTCTGCCATCTATGCCATATTCGTTCATGAGATGATGGAGAGTAGGAGTAGGAATCCCCTCTTTATTGGACCGGGAAAGCCAATCGATTGGAGCCGACCAGGATCAGGTCCTAAGTTTTTCGAATCAGCATTGAAAAGAAATAAGAAAGAAATACTAGCGATAATTGGAAATAATGCACGTATAAAAAGATGAATGCAACAAGTGAAGATATAAAAACCATTCTGGTAGCGGAAACTTCATTGAGCTTGACGTTTGCTACTAACTTATTCATTGGAAGGGAACCAATTAAGGATCATCCTAATTGTGTTACAATATATGATATATCGGCAGGAGCCCCGATGTCAACACTTGATAGGGATGAATGGTATGAGTATCCATCCGTCCAGATACGGGTACGTAATACGTCCTATCTCACGGGATGGGAAATGGCTCAAAATATAACATTAGCTCTCCACGGTCGGCAAGAAACTGTGGGGAGTACAGTATATACTCTCATCCAATGTTCCAGCGGGCCAGCTCTGTTGGATTGGGACGATGGGAACCGAGCGCGGTTTGTTATTAATTTCAACATACAGCGCCGATAATTAGTTTCTAAATTAAATTTACAGAGGAGGTAAAATTATGAGTTTTCCTGCAAGTACAAGTATTGCAGTCATAGGGGTAGGATCGGAATTTAGGAGATGGGGAAATGCTATCGCTGGTAGTGGAGCATTATCCTGGGAAAAGATTTCTGAAGTAGTTTCGATGACTGGCCCTGGTTTGACAAGAGAAATGGTTCCCGTGACTTCGTTAGATAGTACGGATTTGTATCGGGAATTTAAGGCAGGATTTCGTGAGAGTGGGAATGTTACATTGACTTTAAACTTTCGCCGGGATACGTGGGATGCGTTGAAAGCGGATTTTGAGGATGATGACGAACAGAATTACGAGATCGTTTTGCCTGACGCCGAAAACACCACCCTGGAGTTTGTTGGGTTGGTGAGCGAAATGCCTTTGACGATACCCACGGATGCTGTAGTCGCTTATGATGTTACCATTAAAATAAATGGTAAGGTCGAGACTGAATCCGGTAGTGGTAGTAGTTATATTATACCATAAGATGGTTGGTCCTAATCAAGGATCTTTTTAAGTTTTATTAATAACAAAAATTAAAGTACTTAATCATGGGGCTTTTAAACAGAAAACAATTACTGCAGAAGCAGGAACTAAAGGTTGAAAAGGTTGAACTCAGCGAAGACAACTTCGTATTTGTTCGCCAAATGACGGGTCGTGAACGCGACAATTTTGAGAAACTATTGTACACGGTAGGCCGAAAAGGTAAAAAAATGGAAACTGATTTTTCCTTGGAAGACTATCGGGCCAAGTTGGTTGTGCATACGGTATGTGATGCAAAGGGCAATCTATTGTTGGAGATATCAGATATCAAAACCCTGAGCGGGAATATGTCTGCTAAGGATTTGGATGCGATTGCAGATGTGGCTTCCAAACTGAATGGCATTTCGGATGAGGATAAGGAGGATATGGTAAAAAACTTAGGTGCCGGGGAGCCCGGCAATTTCAGTTCCGACTCTGCCGAGAATTAGGCATTACACATCCGGATCACTTACTTGATCAGCTGACGGCAATACAATTAAGTGAGTGGGAGGCGTACGATAGGTTAGATCCGATCGGGGAGTGGAGAGAAGATTACAGGATTGCTGTATTGATTGCAACCGTTACGAATATTGCTGTAACGGCGTACAATAATCCTAAGACAGGTGAGCCTGTATTGTTGAGTCCGGTTGATATACTGAAAAGGGATTTCGCGTTCGATTTCGATCCAGAGGAAGAAGAGGAAGAGCCTGCAGGACAAGATATGATAAAAGTATGGACATCCCAAGGGGTCGTAATGAAAAAACGCCAATCGGTAGGACAGATGGTGGAAATGGTAAAAGGGATATCCCAGGTACTCGACAAACGGAAAGAGAATGTAAAGGATCATACAACGCCACCTAAAAGACTGAGAAAATGAACATAGGACAACTCATAGCAACACTGACAGTCGATGCGTCGGGCTTAGCAATGGCTGAGGCTCGGATGATGCGTTTCGAGTCTAAGATGACAGCTTCTGTTAAACGTATCAATACTCAGTTATTGACTACCGGGGCTGCTATGAAGAAATTTGGTCGGACGATGACCATTGCCTTCACTGTGCCTTTGGCTATCATAGGAGGGGCATCATTTAAACTGTATAAGGATTTTGAGTCCTCGATGACGCAGATAATTGGATTAGTTGGGGTTGCCCGGAAGCAAGTAGAAGCCTGGGGACAGGATATATTACAGATGGCCCCGGGACTGGCTAAGTCTCCACAGGAACTTGCCCGGGCTTTGTTCTTTGTTACTTCGGCAGGTCTTCGAGGAGGAGAGGCTATGGAGGT